GGCCGACAGGGCCGCTTTCGATCTGAAATACGAGCGGGTTTCCGACCTCATCGTAAGCCTGCTCGTTGACGTAGATGAGTTGGCCTGCCTCCGTGTCGCCACCGATCCACTTGCCATAGGCAGAAACGCCGCTAACGAGCCGCGTCCGCGTCTTCTGGTAGCTGTCCTTCTCGTTCCACTTCAGGCTGCCGAGATCGAATTCCCAAGTGAAGTCATCGCATGAGATCACCCATTTCGGATGACCTTGCGCGATATAGACCGATGCCTCGAGGGTCGATTTGTCCGCCACCGCCGCAATCAATCGGTCCAGATCAGGCGGCGAAATCTTCTGCGGGTTCGGCGTTCCGTTATGACGCACAACGCTGTTGTCGTCAGCAACCCATATCAGAGCCGAGCCGAACCCATCCTCATGTCCGGCGACCGCATACGGGCTGAGCAAACCGCGCTGGATCACGTATGAGCGCGTGAACGGGAAGCCCACCGGCTGCGCCGTGTTGCTGTAGACCGCGCCGAACGTCGGGCCCCACACATAGGCTTGGCCGTTGAACCTAAGCCCCCTCGTCAGGCCTCCCGGCTTTGCCTGCTCCTTGGTCTTATCCAGTGCGTTGATCGTAACGTCATTCAGCCCTGACGCCTGCAGCGTGCCGTCGCCATAAGTGAAGATGAAATACCCGTCCATGTCGAAAACGCTGTTCGGCGTTCCGACATCGGTATCAGCAAACGACGACACCGCGCTCGATGTGACCGTGAACGCGCCAGTACCAGGCGCTACACACACAACGTCAGGCGTTGGGCTCTTATTGTTCCGAGCCCAGAAGACCTTTTCTGTGCCGTTGAGCGTGCCCGTGAGCTCCGTTTCGGTGCCAGCAGAGTCAAACGTGCTTGCCTTGCCGGACCATGCCGCATAAAGCGCGGTGCCCACCAGAAGCCCTCCACGGAAGCCGCTCTGTGCGGAGTCTGCAAACAACGAAAGCCCCGGACATTTGCGCCAAACGACGACAGGCGGCGCAAAGCCTTTCGTTCCGCGGATATCCTTGCCGAGTGGTTCGGCGTAGCAGTTGACCAGCCGTCCCGCGCTTTCATGCCCGGATGCGCCGGGCGACGATGACAGCGGGAACGGTATCTCGACCGTTGGCACTTAGAAGAACTCGACCTGCTGCGGGCCATAGCCCGGCGTCTGTCTGGTCAGCACACGAATGCGGTTGCGGAGCTGTTGCGCTGCTTGCTCATTCGAGGTCGCACCGAACTCCTCGGCTGCGGCATTGGCTACCAGCTTGGCGAAGGGTAGGAACAACGCATCATCAAGCGTATCAGGATCGGCGATATAGGCCGTTCCATCGCCGTTGATCTCGTCCACGACGCTATCGATATACCCGTCAAGCGTAGTTGCGTCCTCGTCCGACATGCTCGCGCCGACATCGCCGCCGACCAGAATGTCGAGAGCTTTCTTCTGGATCTCAGCGCGGGTTTTGGACATCAGTGGTTGAACCCCGACGCAAGCACGCTCAAAAGCCAGAGCAGGCCACCAATGACCAAAATGGCGCCGCCGGCGATGACGACCCACCAGACGAGCATTCCGATAGTGATGGCCTGATCCATGCTAGGCCGCCTTCTGTGCGAGTTTGGAGCGCAGGAGATAGCCTTCCAACGCCCAAATCTTGTTGCGGGCGTTGTCACGAGCGATCTTGCGCCCGATTGCCTCGTCGAAGTTCTCCGGCGACGCCGCCGCACTTTCGCCGATGACGCTGAATCCGTTCTGCAAGACGAGCATGCAGACCGTCATGGTGGTGCCGGGGAACACGTAATACGCCTCGCTCTTAATCGTGGCGTCGATGTGCTGCGGATTGAGGCGCGGAGCGTTCAAGCCCTTCGCCTGAATCTCCTTCTCGATTGCCTGTTCGTTGTGGTTCGCCATGGTTCTTCCTCTACGGGTATTGCCGGATTCCGTCCGGCTCGGAGGCATGAAAAAGGCCGCTCGAAAGCGGCCCTTTTGTCTCAGGTAGTCGGCTATTCGGCCGACGCCTTTTCGGGCGCCGGCTGGCTCGGCTTGGGTGATGTGCCGGTGAAGCCGACAGGGTTCTGATCACCTTCACCCTTCGCGGGCGCCTGATCCTTGCGGCCGGTCATGTTTTCGCGGCGATCGGCCTCGAAGTCATGATCCCGCGCTTCCTCGATGCCGGCCTTGAGATCGCGGTTTTTCGGCGGGCGACCGCGCCGCTTCTCGCTCTGCTGTTCCTCGCCGATCTCGATGTCGAAGTGCGGGTTTCCCTGCAGCTTGTCGATCATATGGCCGTGCTCGTCGGTGTTGAGCTCGACTTCCTGACCGTCGAAGAACGTCACGCCGCCCATCTCGACAACCTTGTTGTCGCCTTCGGGAGCGTTGTACGTCGCCTTTGCCTTGCGCATTGCAAAATCCTCCAATGGATTGCCTGCCGATCAAACGCGACCGGCAGGCAATTGTTCGTTACGGGTTACGCATGAAGCCGGTCAGGTAGCAGTCGACCGTGCCGGCCGCCGCCGTCGCAGACTGCGTGCCGAACTTCAACAGGATGTCGGTATCAGCGCTGAACTGATAGTAGAGACCCGTCGAAGCAAGCGTGGTGGTCGATCCGCCAGCCTGGCCGATGGTGGACGCGGCGACAAGGCGGTCATCGTCGCCACTGTCGCCGAGGGTCAGAGACACCGCAGGCGAGCCGCCCGTGTCGATGTCGGTGACCTTGAGGTAAACGCCGGTCACGGTGAACCCGGCGGGCACCTTCATCAGCGCCACGGTGTTACCCGTGACGTTTTCCGCCGCGGTGATTGCGATGCCGGAATCACCAAGCGTCTTCATGGTACGGGAAAACCCGTTGGGGCCAACCTGAGGCTGGGTATAGGCGATACGGTTTGCCATGTGGCTATTCTCCTGTTGCTATGCGTTAGGCGTTCGCCACACCGGACACGAAGCCGGTCACCATGCCCCAGTCGACGAGATCGCCGACCGTGGCGCCGGACACCGACTGCGGAGCCTTGGCGATCTTGCCAACGCCGTACTGCGCCTCGATGCCCATGCCGGTGATGAAGTCGTAGTCTCCATCCTCGAGCTGGGTCGGGCGCGGCATCTGGCCGAGCGCGTAGGCCATGGCGCCCTGGCCGAGCAGGAAGAACGGCTCAACGTCGATCGAGCTGTTGCCCACGCCGGTCAGAAGCAGGCGCTGGGTGATCTCCGGGATTTCCAGATAGATCACGCCGTCATAGACCAGACCGCCGCCCGTGAAGAGCGGGTTCTTCTTGGTCGGGTTGTTCTCGCGCTCGCGAGCGTCCCGGTTGGCCTGGTACATGGTCGGATCGGCCTTGAGATCGCGCATGGCACGCGAGCCGAGGAGGGCCAGATACCATTCCTGGTCCGTGTCCTTCTCCATCCAAGGCGTGATCTTCGGTCGGCCGTTGTAGGTGCCGGGGTTGCTCGAGCTGACGCCGGACTGCTGAGCGAGAGACTTCGCCAGCGAGCCAACCGCAGCCGTCATCTTGTCGTTGGTGGAATCGACGTTCGCAACGGCAGTCGCGAAAGTCGAGGAGTAGTTCGCCACGACAGAGCCGAACAGCACGCGGTCATAGTTCGCGGCGGTCCAGGAGTTCTTGTTCGCGGTGGTCGCTGCCGACCACTTGATGCCGTTGACGCGGTTGCCGCCGTTGGCGCCCGAAAGCCGGCCGGACTGAGCCGCGGCGGTCGGGATCGACAGCAGGGCATCCACAAGGTCATCGCGGACGATGCGGCGCGACCAGCCCGAAAGCAGCGATCGAGCAGTGGAGCGAACCGAGAAGGACGACTCCTTGTTCACCGCGCGGTTGTTCGCAACAGCGTTACGAGCCCAATCGGCGTAGATCGGGAAGCCGTAGCTGTCGAGCTGCTCTTCATTGCCGCGCAGCGTGCCGGCGCCGACGCCGTTGCCGGAAAGCTGGGTGACGAGCGGGATATTGATCGACTTACCATCCGCCGCCAGATCCTTCAGGCGCACGATCGGCGAGGTGGTGTCCGGGCCCATGAACGGGTCGAGACGGTTCTTGCGCAGGAAGTCGGTTGCAGCCGTCCTGCGGAATTTGATCAGTTCGTTATTGACGTGATTGGAAGTGAGGGCCATTGGCCGCTATCCTTTCTTCAATGGCCGTCACGCCATGCACCCAAAGAAAAACCCGCCGTGAGGCGGGCATTTTCGTCAGGGATGCAGCTTGTTCAGGCCGTGGCTTCTTCCCAGAGCGCGTCGTCGGACAGGTCCGCTTGCGAGGCGCGCAGGGCTGCATTTGAACGGCTCGCGCCATTCAGCGAGGGAGGCAGTTCAACCTTCGGACGGCCATTGTTCTGTTGAGGCTGGGCTTCGGCCTGCCATGCAGCCATCGCCGCTTTCCGAAACTCCGGGTCTTTCAGAGCTTCTTCACGGAGGCGCTGCTTGTAGGCAGCCAGATCGCCGCCGATCTCCTGGCGGGTCTTCTGCTCGCGATGCCACTGGATGAGGGTTTCGCCGGGATCACGGGAAGCCTGCATGCGAGCCTTCAGAGCCGGATCGACCGGACCTTTGGTCACGGCTGAATAGGCTTCCTCGAACTCGCTTTTGTACTTCGCGTGGGCGGCCTGCATGCTCGTTTCGCGGCGCTCCGCAACCAGCTCTTCGCGAATTTCATCGCGCAGGGCTTTTGCGTAGCCTTCGGGATCAAGAAGCGGATCAGGCTTTGCGGCCTTTTCAGGCTGCGGCTGAGCCTGCGGCTGTGGTTGCTGCTGCCTGGCCTGCCACTGAGCGCGCTCGGCGCGCAGGGCTTCCAGTTCAGCGGCCATTTGCCGCTTTTCTTCATTGATCTCCCGAACCCGCCACGACGGAACCTGCGGCGCGTTGTCATCGACCGCTGGCTTGTCGGCCTGCGGCTCTGGCCTCA